CTTTGTTCCGCAGTTTGATCGGTTTGTTTAGATGGTTCTTTTTCATAATTTAGATTCCAAGTAAGTTTTTACGCTTACTTGGAATTATACATCACACTAGACTAATTGTCAAGTCTTACCTTTCAACTGTTGTTTAGGTGCAACAGGTTGTCCGATAGGAATCTTGCGGGGTTTCTTCTCTTCTGGAATAACATTTTCCAGTTTAATAACAAGAAGACCATCAACTAGATCAGCATCCCTTACAACGATTGTTTCGGCAAGAACAAACTTATGAAAGAAGTCACGATTGCCAATTCCACGATGTAAGAAGTTCTCAGAGCTTCTTGTGGTTTTAATTGAACCACCGACTGTTAACTTTCCACCCTCAGTTGTGATTTCAATGTCATCACGTTTAAATCCAGAAACTGCAATTTCAATAGTATAATTGCATTCATCTTCTTTGATGATGTTATATGGTGGATATGTTTGCGTCTTAGTTGTTAGCAACGTATCGAATTCTTCGAAAGTGCTAAGAAGACGGTCAAAGCCAACAGTGGCTGGAAGCAAAGATTTGCCATACGGCAACGAAATGTGCGTCATAGTTTTCTCCTAATTAAAGCGAGGTTATAATAGTGTGAACCCCTACGGCATTCACGATATTATTTATACAAAATTATTCTTTAGATTGATGCTTCTTACCTATCTGATATTTTGGTACCAACTGCCACTCACCTTTTTCTTTATGTGAAAGAATTTTGATTTGTGACAATGAGACTGTTGGTTCTTCAGTCTTGTATTCATCTACAATTCTTAGAAGTTCCCAATCTTCTAGTAGATTTGCAATCGTATTTCTACGTGCCATATCGTTTTCAGAGAAGTCAGTTTCTTTACCATCTAAAGCGAACAACTCTTTAAAATGGACAATATAGTACTTACCCTGTTTATGTAGAATGTGACATGATTGAAAGAGAGTCTTTTCTTTCTTTGATGCAACACCAATACGTGTCAAAGTCTCACGGACTTTAAGAAAGTCGTCCTTTTGATCGAGTGTTACTTCAACCAGATCTTCGATTCTTATCATTATTCTTCACTCCACCTTTGTCTAGTTTTTCTTTTATCAAAGATATCTGATCTTTATTTAAGATACGTAGTGCATCTTTTGCTTTCGCATTAGAGTAACCATAGTATTCTTTAACGCAATCTAAATCTTCAATACTCTGTGCTTTTTGCCATGGTTGAAACTTACGCTTCATTGCACGAATAGTATTTAGAAGATACTGATATTGTAGTTCAGAATCAATTGTTGCAGACATATTCATCTGATTTGCATATATGATACAATCCATATGATATGACAGTGCTTTATTAACTACAAAAGACTTATAAGTTTCTTGTGAAAAAGAATACTTCTTGGTTTGAAGTATTGATGGAACGATTTCTTTAAATAGATCACTCATAAAAGACTCACTGAAAATTTCTGAATATGCATGTTTTTTCGAATTTCATTATTCAGAATAGGTTTCAATTTACGAATCAGATCGAGTTCAATTTCTTCCATAGAAATATAATCTGGAAGATTTATCTTAGTCATATCGAAATATTTAACACACAGTCCTCGAATGTCTTCACCATATTCTTTATAATATCGTCGTCCACCAGGATGTTTAGTTTTTTTTGTTTCTTTATTTAAAGCACCTTGAACAAATCTACCGATTCTGTTGTGTGTGGAATTTCTACTTAATCCAATATAAACAGGATCAACTTTTTTATAAATGCAATAGATTGCAACCTTAGGGAAGATTACATTACAATCATTTTCATGACCACTCTTTGTTCCAAAGCTATGATATATTGAAATACCATCTTGTTCGTTAAATGCTTTTAATATTTTTTTAGAGAAATCAGAAGCATCTAGTATTTTGTTACCATATAAATCTGTTTTCATTTAAATTCACATTCCATCATAAATTCAGTAAGACATGCGACTAGATTAATTTCTTGATCTGCAACGAATGCTGCCTGATACTGATACTTTGCAAGTATTAGAACTGCTTGTGGAATACTATCTGGTTTCATAAATTCATACAAAGAATCATAGATCTTACGAAGAATCGTTTTAGGATCATTGTCGATGTTATTAGTTACCCACTTACGTGCCGATGTGAAATCTTTTGATTTGATTGCTTTAACTAGTTCATAGATCTGAAGATCTGCAACGGACGCAAGAATACCTTTATCGATAGAACCAGACACGGCATATCGTTGCAATTCATTTAGAATGCGCCGATTGTCTGGAAAGTGTTTGGTGATAACCGCAGCGACAACTTCTTTATCAAACTCAATATTCTCATTGCGAAGAATATTCTCAACTCGTTTGAAGAATTGAGTTGCCATCTTTGCTTTCTGTCCATTCTGAATCTTGAATTCAACAACAGAACACCGAGAATGAAGAGGTTCGATAATGCGATTCTTGTAATTACAAGTAAAGATGAATGAACAATTAACTGCAAATTCTTCAATCGCACCACGAAGTGCAGGTTGAGTAGAGTTAGGATTTAGATAATCTGCCTCGTCAATGATGATGACCTTTCGACCACCAGAAAGACTCATTGAAGATGCATAGTTTTTAATCTTGTTGCGGAATGTATCAATACCGCTTTCGTCTGAACCGTTGATGACAATATAGTCGCAACCGACTTCTTCACAGAGGGCTTTGGCAATTGTTGTTTTACCAACGCCTGCGGATCCAGCAAGAAGCAGATTTGGGATTTCTTTCCTGTTAACATATTCCTGAAATGTAGTTTTAAGGGTTTCTGGGAGAATACAATCAGCGACTTTGTGGGGTCGATACTTCTCGACCCACAACATTTGACTTTCCATTCACAATCTCCATAATATAAAAAATAATCAAACGCCGTAATTAGAACCCGATTCAGTAGTGATCCAATATTCAATTGGAGCATTCTTGTTCTTGAAATGTGAAATACCCTTTGCAGAAATAACAACGTCATAAGAACCTGCAATCAATTTCAGATTCTCAGCAGCAAAGATCATTTTGAATCCACTTGTACTTGGAAACTCACCAATATCAGTAGAGTTAACGTGTGCAGAATCATCCATTTTATCAAACGTTTCAACCGATACTTTAGTACCATCAGAAACAAATGCAACGTGAGGCGAACTCAACACGCTTGCAACTTTAGTGATCCACTCAAAGTCAGCAGCAACAAGAGTGAATTTGATCTCGGCTGAGTCCATGTTGATTTTCTTCTCTGGCGGAACAAGAATAGTTTCTTTGTTTGCTTTGCGATATCGAATCTTACTACGTCCAGAGAGCATATTAATAACGATTTCTTTATCATTAAACTCAAGTTCTGGAATTCCAGTTTTGTCGAGTGTAATAACAGTTAAAAAATTATTAACGTCATACACGCCAAACTCAGTTGGAAAAGATTCTGCAACTTCTGCTCGTGCAAGGATGTTTTTCTTTTTTGAAATTGTTTCTAGAACATTACCAGCTTTGACGAAAATACTTTCGTTAATTCCAGTGAAGTTTTTCAAAATATTCATTGTGTCGTTAGACATTTTCATAACAATACTCCTTTAGTAAGTTCATCAATTATACTATAACCATAGAACATTTTCAAGCACGAAATGATGTTTTTTTCCAAGTCTTCAAGACTTCCATCATTCCTAATAATGTGATCGACATTATGACGACTGATCCATTTCCATTCAGACTCATGAATTTCAACATCTTTCATGACTTTCAAAGAATGTTCACATCCGTTGTTTGCCAGATCAGCAACTTTATACCATAGAGGAAGTTCACCTCTTCTAATTTCAATCAAGATACCTTTTTGTTTTCTGATCCATTCAATTTCGTTTTGAAAACGCACATCTGTGATGACGTAATTTTCATTTTTATTAATTTTATTTTCTAATGCATGAATCCACAGATTTTCACCAAAGACATTACGTCCAACTTCTGTGCCCATTAGTTGTAATGCAAGACGAGGTGTAAATTCACGATTGAGTTTTTCAGACCAAAAAGGATCTATTTTTTCACGAAAGTCTCTAGACTCGGCGGTGTCGCCTTCAAGAAGTTTGCGATCCCATCCAAACATAACAGAAGTTACATCTTTTAAATGGGACGCAAAGCTAATCTTTTCAAAATTATATTTTGATAGAATATCTCCAACGGTTCCTTTACCGGAACCGATGAATCCTACAACACCAACAAACATTACATTTCTCCGACATAATTTGCCACTGCTGGCATATCTCCTTGGAAATGGTAAGTGCCGATGTGTTGAGTACGCATCCATGGACACAGCCAAATCTTGCCACCCATATTACGCCACCACTGACAGAACATATAGTCTTCAGAGAGATAACGTTCAGATACTTTGTCGATCACAGTATCAAAGTATGCATGAATGTATCGAGTGCCATCAAAGTTAGCTTGACCAACATGATCAGGTTTGTATTTCAACTCAGGATACTGTGCTTCGAATTGAGGAAACACTTCACGCTTTACCATCATAAAGCCAGTGCCAATTTCCATAACCTCTAGTGGTTCAGAAACAGAGAACTGTGAAGTACCTTTAACTGGATTAAAGACATAATCTCCAGTTACTTTCTCTAGAAGTCCTGGATCCATACCAGGATTCGACATCAATGCTTTCGCAACTGAACGCCATTTGATAGACTTCTTGGGATATGGACCACCAATAACGTCACGATCAAGTGCAAGCATAGCAAGAACATCTTGTGGGTTAAAATTAATATCAGAGTCGATAAACAAGAGATGAGAACAATCTGATCGATGCAAGAACTCGTCAACGAGATAGTTTCGTGCGCGAGTAATCAAAGACTCATTAAATAAGAATGAGAATTTAATGTTGATTCCATATTGAACGCAAAGACCTTGAAGATCAAGACATGCTTTCATATAGAGTCCGTGATTTTGCCCACCATACATTGGTGTAGCAACGAAGATGCTTTTCTTTTGCAGATCTTCGGATTTGATAGAAATTTCCATAACAACTCCATTTTTATAGAAAAAGAGGAGCATTACGCTCCTCTCTCTTAGCACCTACAAGATGATATTAACGCAGTGAGTAACCAGATTGTAGTGCAGCCCTAACAAGTGCTTTAGTTGGAGTGCCTAATCGGTAAAAGTTAATCTTACGTCCATCTTTCAACTTTTTAGTGTTTGTGTAGATGCAGTAACCTTCTTGCCGAAGTTCACTGATTCGCGCTGCCACATTCTCAATACCAAATCGATGGCGTGCTTGCTTTACCGTAAAGGTGTTGTATCCTTCTTTCTTTTTGAGGACAGCAAGCATACGATCTTTAGCATTCAATTTTTCCATTGTGTTTCTCCATTATCAGTTCACGAAAAATACTCTTGCGAGTAAAATATAGTATACTACTATATATGCTGGATGTCAAGCAAAATTTTGCTTGCCGAAATTTTTTACTAGTTTCATACCATAGTTGTTGATACCCTCTGGAATAACAACATCAGGTTTTAGTATTAGTTCATTCTTTTTGAAAATCGAATAGTCAACGTAGTGGTGCCAACGACCGTACTTCTTCACCATAGTTGCAACATCAGGATGAAGGTCGACTAACATCTGAGATTTGTTCTTGGTGCCTTCTGGGTTAAGTCTACCATCTCGCCACTCTTCTTTAGACATACCACCTTCTTTGTGGTAGAACTCTTCGGTGTTACCACCTTTTACAGTTTGAGTTGCTGCTTTACCTTGAAGAAATGCATTGAATTGAATAGTACAGTCACCATCTTTTAGAACACGAAGACAGATATCAGTATCTTCATTGTATCGACCACGCCAACGATGTTTACAATCATTTGAAATCAACAGAGTTGAATAGATTCGTGTGTTCTTGACATATGGTGGATAGAAACTATTGGGAGCAATAAAGAATCGATATTGAAATCCAGAGATAGGAACATTCTCATATCGATCAACAAAGTCTTCTGCCGCTTTAAAGATTGCACCCGATTCTACACGAATACGTTTATTATAATTCAATCTGTAGAAGTCGTCGATATTATCATCTAGAACCCAATGTTTTTCTGAACCAATAGAGATTGCATGATCCCAACACCAGTTTCGGGCACGACCCGGACCATCTCCATGATTAGAGAATGGTGCAACTAGAAGTGTTACATAATCTCTAATCTTGAAATTATCTAACGCTTGATCATATAACTTTTCATCTTGTGGTTCAATCGTAATGTAATGTGGTACTTTCATTCTAGATAAAGATCTAGAAGTCTTCATTGTCTCATGTCGACCTTTAGAGATAATATAAACAGGATGAACTGGATTGGTCATTCTTCGATCCACCTCAACAATGAATTCTCTTCACGATCTAGTTTTGGATACCAGATACTTTTAGTTTTCTCAGACAAATTTTGATCAACTAATTTAGCAAATGCATCATAGTCTTCTTTATTTCTAAAGTTCAGATATAGTTGTTTATACGGTGGATTTTTATCTTGATCATATTCAGGCATTCCTTTCCAATGTTTCTTCCAATCAGGAGTACTTGTAGAAGGATCTGGAATATCACCTAAAAGATCTTCAAACGTGAGTGCTTGAGTAGTATCTTTAACACCAATACAATTTTCATATTCTACACTTTCATCAACTTTCATCATGTATCCTAATCTGTTGATCGAACAAACTTGATCCGTTTTTTGGTCGCCATCTTCAGTGCGACAGGACCAACATGCTTAGTGTAACACACTCCGTTCAGGTGGTCAAGCTCGTGTTGGAAGCATCGTGCCGTAAGTCCTGTGAACTTGCCAGTCTTATGTGCTCCAGTAAAGTCTTGGTATTCAACTTCAATCGTTTCTGCCCTTTCAATATCTAGATAGAGATTTTTAAAAGACAAACATCCTTCTGTCAATCTAACAGAACCAGATGAAGATACGATCTTTGGATTGTAGAATGCAACGTATTCATCTCCAGATCCAACTACGAATACACGGTGTTTAAATCCACATTGATTTGCAGATAGTCCGAATCCATCATGTTCAATACAAGTCTCCACTAAAGAACTCGCAAATGCATTAGGATCAACTGGCGGATTATCAAAATTAAATTCCGGAATAACTTCTTTTAGAATAGGATCATTTTCAGACACTAATTTAAATTTAATAACTTTAGAAGTAACAGACATACTTGGAACTTTTAAATCTTGTTTCCATGCATCTGTATCGAATGTGATAACATCACTCATTTTGCCACCTGTGAAAAATTGTTCCGTTTCTCGAATTTAATAACTGATCTGAACTTGTCAAAGAGTTGATCACCCTTATGTGAAATGACAAATACGTTTGTATTAGTGTCAAGAGAATTTAGAAGTTTAAGAAACTCTTCTGTGCCAACTCCATCAAGAGATGAATCAAATACTTCATCGAGAATTAATAGATTAGTATTAACAGAGTTCTTCATTTTTGCCACTTGTCGCCAAGTAAACAAAAGTGCTAAGTCGATACGCATTTTCTCACCCTCAGAGAAAGAAGCATACGAAAACTCATCTCTATGTCTTGACTTGATAGTCTCTTCAAAGTTCTCATCAAGATTAAAGTTGACAAAGAAGTCCATTGCAGTGAGATATTTATTAATCAACTTGTTCATAACAGGCAAATATTGCTTGATGATCTTAGTCTTGATTCCAGAATCTTTCAATAGAACTGATGCGTACTCATAATACTGTTTATCTTCTGCGAATTGTTTTGCATCTTTAACATGACCCTCTAACAAACTTTTCAGTTCTTTTAACTTAGTATTGTCAGTTTCAAACGAAACGGCATTCTGTTCAATCTGATCGATCTCTCTAAGAAGTTTCTCGTTAAAAGTATTCAGTGATTTGAACTGAGTGTTCAACTTGACTACTTCTGAATTATGATTTCTAACACTCTCTTGTGTCTCTGTAATCTCATCAAGTCTTTTGTTTGTTTTATCGATTTCAATCAATAACAACTCAGTTGCTTTCTCAATCTCATATAACTTCTCTTTCTTTTCTGTGATACTTTTAGACTTATGATCTTCATGGATTGCTTGGTGACAAGTTGGACAATTATCATTATTATCGTAAAACTCTATCTCTTTCTCAACTTTACTTTTATTAGATTCAAACTTAGCCTCTATCTGAAGCATCTTCTTAGACTTTTGTTCTGTAGATGCTCTATCTTTCAAAGAATCCAACATGATGTCTACGTGTTTTTCAATCTTAGTGATGTCTTCTTTCAGTTTAATAATTTCGACACCATTCTTGGCAATCTCTTCACGTTTCTTTGCAACTTCTGCTGCTGAGTTTGTTTTGTGATCTTCGATATTCTGTTTTTGAATCTTGATCTTCTCTGCAACAA